ATAAAAACTAAAAATATTTTTCTATCATTCAAATAATCAATAATACTTACCGACGTATGCATAATTTTAATTCCTGCCTAATATTTGTTTTAATGCGTTTAATTCGGTTCGAACTTTATTATTTTCTACCAACATACGGTTTACGATGCCTTCGAGAGTTTTAATTTTAGTTTTAGTTTTCTTTAGTTCAGATTCTAAACTTAGCATAAATTCATGTGAAGCCAAATTTATCATTTCATTATTTTCTGATTCTAAAACAACATTATTTTTCGATCTTCCGCGAATAGTTAACGATTTTTTTTGAACTGGTTTTTTATTTGCACCTGTTTTTTTGTTAGAATATATATTATTTATCACTTTAAATTCCTTCTTTATCAAAAAGTTTTTTAAAAAACTCCTTATCTTTTTTATTGACTAAAAACTTTTTCTTCCAATAGTCTGGATCAATCCATTCCAAAATAATGCTTAATTGATCATCATTTAACCGCTCTTCCAACATTATTCTGCCCGAGTTACTATTATATATTATCCACGGGCTTATTCTCCCTTGTTTGACATAATTAATAAAAAGATTGGGTTCAATCAATCTAAAAAAATCATTGTAATTATTACCAGTTTGATCGCTCCATTGTTTCATTAATAAAATAGTTCTTTCAACTCCCTTTTCGGGTGATTCTTTTTTATTTAATTCTCGCAAATATAATTCGTAAACACTTGGTTTAAACCAATCTTTCAATTTCAACCCATTTTTAATACAAAAATCTAAAAATAATTCGGGACTCATAATATTATTATCTATTAAATATCTGCCAAATTTCACAAACTCCAAATAATAATGGCTGTTAATAAAATTATCCATAGTTTTGGGTTTATTGGTTTTCAATGCCATACGATAAAATTTATCATAAGAAGCAAATGCTAATCTACAATGTAAACTATCTTTATCAAGAAATCGCATCTTTTTCACACAAGCATGGTTAACTAAACTTTTTTCATGTACAAACACTTTACCGCAATATGAACATTTGTTTTGTTCGATTACTGTTTGTTTTTTACTACCCATTATATAAAATACCATTTAAATATAGTTATTATTTGACGGTACTAATTTTTTTAATCTGTTCATCAGAATATCCCATACTCTTACATAAATTTTTAAATTTTTCTTCATTTTTATATTTTTCAGTTAATAACTTTAATTCAAGAGAATTGGCATTGGGATACAATTTTAATAAAATTTCTTCAAATTCATTATTTCCTTTACGCTTTTTGGGCATTCCCGGCCAATTATGGCCAGATTTTCCAGAAGCTTGTCCCTGCCCCACACACGCCAATAATAAGAATAATAATTTCTTATGATTACCCAAATCCCAAAATTTAATATTTACTATTTCATTCGTAGCAATTAAATAATAAGGCGTTAATTCATTGTCATGAAGGGTTGACGGCCATGCGCCTTTTTTATCACCTTTTTTTCTATTTTGCCGTTTGGCTTCTGCCCAGTCAACTTCGGAATTACCCACGCAACTCAACCATCTAAGTGATTGGTATGATTCCCCACTCCAATTTTTTAAACGTTCTTCTTCATTTTTACCAAATTTTTCATAATAAGAAAAATCATTGCTGTCCAAAGCAGCCAAAATTAAAGGCATACTGGTAGCTTTTTCGGATTTATTTTCTGGTTGTTCGTCTAAATCATCTTCCGGTTGAACATCATTAAATTCAAATAAATCCATTTCAATACCTTTTCATAGTGTTTTATAATATATAACGATAACTAAACCTAAATCAAATAAATACTATTAACAACGAGTGATGTGTACCAAATACATCATTTTGTCGGAAGTAAGAGAAATCTTACTAAATAATCTACACGTCCAAGTAGATAGAGTTTGCTGATTTTAGGGGGTAAAACCCCTAAAATCTTTTTTATTTTACGTTAATTTAGAAATATCCAGCACATCAGGTAGTTTGTGTGTATCCTTGACAATATACACGCATAACGGGCATTTTTTAATTTCGATAGGCAAAACCAATAAATGGCCATATTTTAATTTAGGAACGTGCCATTTGACATCGGGATATATATTAGTTACATCTAATTTATAATATTCCGGTCTATAACCATTGATTGGGTTGTAACAAAATACTGAAAAATCTCGGTCCAAACATTGTGTGATTGGTATTATCTCTAAATCGCCAACGTCTTTTTCGCCGATCACAATGCTCCAATCTAATGGAACTTGAAGTTTATATTTTCCTACCGTTAATTCTGCTGCTGGTGTTGAAAACGTTTCCAAAAATACCAAAGGAATACAGAAATAATCAACATTATCCTGGGAACTGTAATCCAATACCGAATAACGCATATCATCTACCATACTTGGTATATTATTCATAGAGAATGGAATATTATTTTCTGTTAAAATAAACATATTATTATCCTTGCCAATTAATTTTTGTAATATTAAAAGGATATTGAGCTTCCTTATAATATTTTTTACGTTCTGTTAAATGTTTTTTTGAGTACTTGGCCGTAGAGCAAATATCAAAAATATTAACGTGATCTTTATCTTTTGCTTTTCGTATACCACGGCCAATACTTTGAACTACTCTAATAAAACTTTTACCAGGTTCTATTAAAATTAAATTAAAAATTCGCGGAATATCAATGCCAACAGCGGCTACACCATATGTTGCAATTATCGTTTTATTATCTGAAACAGAAATATCATCATATTGTTCCTGTCGATCTAAGGTTTTTGTATTCCCATATACAAAGTTTGATTCGGGTATTGCCGCATTGAGTAATTTACCTGCTTCAACTCTATCAACCAACACCAAAGTATTACCTGTTTCAGCTATAGTTTGAATTGTTTTAGCAATAAAATCCATACGTTCTTTATTTTTTAACAAATAGTCACGCTCTTGTGCATAACTGCCTGACTGTATTAAATCTTGAAGTTGGACTACATTAACATCACATGAACTTAATACTCCCTGTTCCTGCAAGGTATGAGCGGCCAATTTACTGGTTATTGCCCCAATTGATGCCAATATACTTTTTTGGTTAAAATCTTCTTTAGGAATTGTCCCAGTTAATCCAAATCGTATGGGACAATGAGCAAATGGTCCCGTTAATAACCGTTTCAAGCAATCGGCTTTTGCCATATGTGTTTCGTCAACTATTACTGCCAATTTATCTTCAGCAAATGTATAGAGTAAGTTTTCATCAATTTCTTTTTTCTTACACATACGTTCAAGTGCCTCTAAACTTTGCCAAGTACAAATAGTATGGGTTTTGTCTAAATCTTTACGCTCACCATAATATACACCAACATCTAAACCCAATAATTTATAATATGTTTCTGTTTGGGTAACTAAACTTTTATTCGGTACTATTACGATAGTTTTGCCATATTTTTCAATGATTTGCGAAATAGTTGCTGTGATAATAGTTTTTCCCGCACCAGTAGCTGCTTCCTGAATAGATTGAAGATTTTCAAAAAATTTATTAATAATTTCTACTTGATAATCTCTAAGTTTAATCGGATTACCTGCATCCATGTGCCCAGCAGGCCATACTTTACCTAAATTTTCTAAATAGTTTTCATCTATTTTAGGAAAATCAAATTCATATTGTTGACGGTCATCTTCAATTTCAATATCATACCCATCTTCTATTACTATGGGTAATAGTTCTTCCAATAAATTAAAGTATGTTGCGCCGCCAAGAGTACAAAAACTAATAGTGCCATCCCATCTGCCTAATTTGTAAGAAGGCATATGATAAGCTTGTGGCATAAAGAATTTTAGTTTATTAACAAGTTTTCTTCGAGTCGGGACATCCAATCCCATGAACTTGACATTGACTTCATCATAGATTTTTAATACGCACTTCATTCAAATCATCCTTATTAACTAATATAGAATATAATGTAAAAGTGCAATAATTTCAATTTAAATATTAAAAACCATCAACCAATGTAACAGAAGTTGTACCAACCGGGGTAAAACCAGCGTTATTTGTATTATCGAAAACTTGTAATACTGTTTGTCCACCAGTAATAAAATCTCCAAATCCAGCATAAGCATCAGTTAGCGTAACTTTAAACTGAACCGTAGTACCATTATCGCCATTACCATTCACATTAGCAGCGCCAACTCTAGCGGCCTGCATCGTGACAGTTGATAATCCGGAATACGGTCCTGTTCCAGAAGTTCTTGAAAAAATGTTAGTTAAGGTAGCCGAAAGCGGAGTCCAATAACCTAACGTGGTAGCAACCGTACCGCCCGGAGAACTTGCAACTTGTCTGGTACCGTTTGCTCCAAAATATATATCACCCACTTGTGTTGATAAAAATGTATTCCAGCTAGAATCTTGCGCCGTGGCCGTAGAATTATGCCGTAACCTCAATAATAGTTCACTACCACTATTAAAGAAATATCTAGCAGCATTTCCTGATGGGAAAACCGCATTGACAGTGGCGTTAATAGTCGTTGATCCGCCCGATCCCCAACTTGCTGCTCGTGTAACAGTAATTTTAACAGCGGACAACACCCTAGATGGGGTATTAAACCTGTTATTAATCAAAGTAGTAATATTTGATTGTAGATTAGTTAAAAACTGTATTCTATGTCCAACAGTAGTAACCGAAGTATAATCTGTAATTGTTGTATTTGTTTTTGTGGCTACTATATTATTAATCGAAACTAAATTATTCCATTGTGAAGCTAAAATTCTACCACCTTGGTTGGCGTTAGTTAACGCGGGAGTGGTTCTGCCATATCCTATAGAACCATACCCAATACCATACAGACCGCCCACATTGGTAGCTGCGGGTTCACTCGAGTAGGGACCCAATGCATCACCAGCAGTGTTAGAATTGCCTATGATGTTATTATAATCTACCGATAATACTCTTTGAGAAGCGCCAAAAGCCATAATTTATCCTTAACATATTTTATTATATTTATACTTTTAAATGTTTTGAAATTCCCGAAATATAACAAATAATATTTTCATTAATATTATATCCACGTTTTTCCGCCCATTTTTTCCATTTCATGGTGGTTAATAGACTTAAAAATGATTCTTCTCCGATAATTTTATTAAAAATGTATTGGGATAATGGTGTATTATGGGATTGAGTAATATCAATCAATTGATCTGTAAAACTCATAATATGTGGCATTGTCATCATTTCATTTTCTAAAATATATTGTGATTTAAAAATAGCTTGAGCTTCTATTAAAACAACGCCAAATTCTCTTTCAATAAAAATTTTATTTTTAATTTTTTTCATTGTTTCTATATCAATAAAATAAAAATCAATATTATTATCCACAAACAAATTTGCTTTGGGCAATAATATTTTGTAAGAAAGCTGAAACATTTTCATTACCTTGCTTATACAGCTAGAATGAAGCATTAAATTGTCAAAAACAAATAAAACAGGTTTGATTTGTTTATATGCCAGAAATTTAATGGTTTTACTTAAAAAACTCGTAATATCAGAATAGATTACAACAGCACGTAATTTGTTATCTTCTAAAAATTGACAATATTCGGTGTCATCACCAAAAAGTTCTGCATCCAATAAATTAGATGATGCTATTTCTAAAATAGTTTCAGGAATATTCATTGGCATTATTTCATTTAATAATAATAACTTACGTGCCAAAGACGGAGTCAACGTAATGTTATCAAATTTATTTAACATAACTTTCCTCCAATGACAACTCCCGCTTTAACCAAGTGGCAAATAACTTATTGCTTGGCGCACTAATATTACATTTTTCATCAATAATATCTATTGTTACTGGTAAATCTTTAGTATTTTCATATTCCAAAAAATACTGTTCAACAGAACTGTCAAAATCAAATCCATTACCACTTATTAAATTAATTAAATCTGTTTTATTGCGTTCATTAATTTCCAACAACCATATATCATGCTCACGTATTAAACGCAAATTAGCCATACTTTTTTTATTAATATCTTTCATAAATTTAGCTAATTCGGGGGTATAGATAAATCTAAAAGCAAAAGTATTATCACCTATGTATCTTACTTCTCTTTTAATTTGCTTACTTTCATATACTTTAATTGTTTTACTGCCTTTATGAGTAAGCCAATATTCGTATTGATCTTTATTTAACCCCAAATCCATATAAAGAGACTTGTATTTTGGCAATATATTTAATAATAATTCATATTGTTTTGAACTTAATATTTTGTCTAAATACACCTTGTATGCCATATCCCATATGAATTTTAAATCATATTTATTGTTTATTTTATCATACGGCGGCAACTCATTATATTGATTATTTGGTAATTGAGAAATATAATTTTTATCTGGTCTAAAATATGAACATTCTTTAAGCATGTCCTCATATACAGTTAAAATTAGTGTTTCAGTATAAATCATTTTATATTCTTTCTAAACCCATAATTTAATTCAGCATCTTCAAGGCCGGCGCATCTAAGTCTAGTAATATTGTTTATTTGAAAACTTTTATTATCTAATCCCTTCATAACACCCAAATACTTGTTTCTAATAAAAGCAATTTGGTTGATTATTTCAGACATTGTAACTACGTCTACATCTGCTTCGGCATATTTTTCTGCATCCCTTGACGATAACGATTTATTATAATGTTCTAAAAAATGTTTTAATTTACTGCTTCTAAGTTTACTATAATGAATATTCAAAAGTTCTAAAATTGCTTCAACTTCTTGTAGTTGATTAAATCTATATTCTACTATTCCCGGCAACATAGATGATGCTCGTTCTAAACTACCGCTAAGTGCAATTTCGGATCGAGCATCATCCAATTCGTTGGAATAATAGTCGTATGCTTCCAAAACAATAGAATAATCTTCAGGATTGGCCGTTAGTTTATTAAACCAGGACATTTAAATTACATTAATCCTCATCATTGTCGGTATTATATTGAAAACTTTTTTCTAAATAAACTTTATCAATATATCTATCTTCGCCTTCAATGGCAGACAATGTATCAACATCAAATCCGTAATCTTCGAGTTTTTCAATAAAACTATACGTAACAATTTGTCGTTCTTTTGCTGGTACAAAATCCTTAAAATGCTCCCATATTTCTAAAACTAGTTCTGGCTTAATATCACTCATCAATTTTTTCCTCTTCTACTTTATCAAAATTCTTTTTGGAGTGAACTAATGAAGAATGTTGTTCCATGATTAAATCTAATATACCATTTTCATTACGTTCGTATTCCTTACGGTAATACTTATATTCCTTTCCCGAAATGTCAATAAATTTTAATCTATTTCCATCTTTAACCAGCAAACTTTGTTTTTCAAACATATCAACAAGCCCACTGTATGGATTCATACCCGTATCATATGGTATTTTTATTTCAACTTCTTCAAAGGGTTTTGTAAAACGTGTTTTCATTATTTTACATTTTGATCTAATACCACGAATATCAGAAACTTTATTCCCATCTTCGTCTTCTTTAAGTTTCAATTTTCTCATAGCCAAAACAATAGAGGAAGCATATATGAATCCCTGGCCACCTGAAATTTTATCATCGGGGTCAAACATGTCTTGGCTTGCATATGTATGGTTGGTTGCCAACATACCTATATCGAATTCACCAAACATATTAACGCAATTTCTAACCAACGCAGTAAGTGCTTTTGGTTTACGACCCATATCACCTTTCAAATCGCCAGCAGCAAATTGATTTACGTCCGTTGGAGTCAACATCATACCCAAACTATCTATAACAAATAATACTTTAGGTCGGTCATCTTCAGCAACATTACCATGTTCTGATCTATATTCCTTAACAAAATCTGAAACAAGTTTAGCAACATCATCTATCATTGCCAAGTTAACTTTAAGCATTTTATCTTCAGAAGTATCTACACCAAGTGGTTTAAGCCATTCTTCGTCAAGAGCATTTTCTGTATCAATTAACACGACATAAATTCCTTGAGCTTGTGCTTCTCTCATTACATTAGCACACAAAAAGCTTTTACCGGACCCGCTTTCGCCCGCTAAAACAGCAACCTTACCCAACGGTATAGCTCGTTTAAAATCCCCACTAATTCGGTAGTTTAATGCGTAATTACCAATACTAATCCAAGTTTTGGGGTCATTAAATCCAATACTAATTCCATCTATGTTTTTTGTTAAACTTTTTCTAAGTTTACTTGCATCAAATACTTTTTTCATTCAATCAATCCCCATCTAAGTGTAGCCAGACTATACTGGCTACACTATATTTTTTGCAAATTTAATTTAAATTATTTCTTAGCTCTATTTCTCAAGGCTTCTAAAATAGCAGAAGGATCTACCTTTTTAGCAGGCGATGCATCATCCGAGGCTGTTTCGGCTTTAGGAGCGGCTGTTCTTGCCTTTAATTTGGCTAAAGCTTCGGAAGCCGAGGGCTTAGCTGATACTACCGCCTCCTCTTCAACTTCTTCTGGTTCTACTGGTTCTACTACCTTAGCAACAGGCTTGCTTACTATTGGTTTTGCGGCGGATGCTTTTGATGATGACTTAGCATCGACATCGTCATCATTGTTGCCATATGTATTTGGCTTGAAATACCTGCTAAATCTCGCGGAATCATAAGGTTCGCCATCCACACTCGCTTGGAACATTTCACCAATAATTTTAACTTCTTCATCGGTTGGTTCTTTTGGCATAAATTGGTTTAAGTCAAACAATCCAAATTTTTCTATTGCAGCTATTTCATCATCATTTAGTGAACGAGTCTTCATACTCCACTTTGATGTAGAATAATCGGCATATTGCCCTTTTCTAGTTTTTGCCAATCTAAAATCTCTACCACTAATATAATCAATTGGCAAATCTTCAATTTCAGGATCCAACAATGAAGCACTAATTATACCATATATAGATGGATTAATAATAAATCTTCTAATTGGGTTTTCCGGTTTTTCTTTTTCATTAATGGGGTCATCAACCACAAAGCCCTGGAATATGTAGCTTCTCTTCTTCCAATATGTTCTAGCAGTTGCTTCTAAATCGGGTTCCTTAAACCATGGACGAATTTCTGTTAGGATAGGACAAGTCTTCCCAAACATTTCCATACAGGGTACTTGAACAGTGACCTGCTTTTGCGCATCATTATCCATTCCAGAAAAGGGAAGTTTGATTATTTGACGTTCAGCCCAAAAATATGTGTTGTTTGGATTACCATCTGGTAAAAATCTAAACAATGCTGATGTGCCGTCGGGGATGTTCCAAAAAGGATAACTAGAATTATCTCTACTTGAGTTATCGTTTTTTTGTTGTTGCGAAAGAAGCTTCGCGCGAATTTCTTGTAATGTAGCCATTATGTTCTCCTTGTGTTAGCCAATGTTAGCCAATGTTAGTGTTTATGTTAGTTCTTATGTTAGTTCTTATGTTAGCCAAGATAACCAAATAAATTTAGTTAACGTATTATTTATAGTTGATATACAGAATTAAAACAATATTTAATTAGTTTTTATCAAATATTTTACCGGCAAATTCATTTATTTCTCGAAGGCTTAGACCTTCTCCGAGTAATAAATCTTCTAAATCTTCACGACGCATATTCTTTACTATATTTTTAATAACAACCATTTCAGGTCCTGAAAATTTAGTAGAATTTAATATATAATCTTCGTATGCCCTAAAAGCAATTGGTACATATGGTTTAATTAATTTTGCCATTGCATCGGCATATACTCGTATTTCATATTGAGCGTGGGGATCTGACCTTAAACGCATGTAATTAAATAGATTGCTTAAATCCATTTTCCAATACATTTCCGTGTAATTTCCCACAGGTAATACTGATCTAGCCAGTTCTTTGGCTATGCCGCCTGGTTGGTCTGTTTCTCTAAATTCATCATCTAATAACCCATCATTTGGGTTATATAAATCATAAAAATCTGTGTTTTCTCGTCCCAAAAGGGTTTGGTATGCGTTATAAGCATTATCATATGCTATCCGCATAACCTCTTGAACACCTTGCGCATTTTTAAGCGAAATCTCGCCATTTCTGCCTTGCTTGTTGTCTTTGGCTTGGGGTTTTATATTAGGTATTTCTGGAACGTAAAATTCATTACTCATTTCTGAATATCTACCAGAATATTCATTAATACTTGCTGTTCTATGACGAACATGTTGCCTAGCAACTAATATTGGCATTTTAATATGAAATTTAAATTCTACCATTTCCATTGGAGTATTATGATGGTGCCGTATTAAATACCTAATAAGGCTTTCATCATTTCTAAGAGTTTTGGTTCCTTTGCCGTATGAGACTCGAGCGGCTTGAACAATAGCAGCATCTCCTGCACCTATTTCATTGGGCATCGCATCCACGAGTCCGATAAATCCGTGATCAAGAATTGGTATATATTTTGTATCGTGTAAAACGTCTAATTGGGCTGTCATAATATCATCCTTTATTTTTTATTATTATAACTTACAAAGGATGATAATATTTTATCGGGCAATAATCAATTTAATTATTTTCTGTAAATATATAAACTGACCCCGAATCAGAACTCGGGGCATCATCCCGGAAAGCACCAACTATTGCGGTATTGCCATCTGATGAGATAGCAACTGACAACCCAAACTGATCACTATCTGCGCCGTCTGAAGCGGTTAGTTTTTGTTGTTGAGTCCATGTAGATCCAGAACGTGTGAAAATATACGCTGACCCCGAATTAGAACTCGGGGCATCATCTAAGTAAGCACCAACTATTGCGGTATTGCCATCTGATGAGATAGCAACCGACGCCCCAAACTGATCATTAACAGCGCCGTCTGAAGCGGTTATTTTTTGTTGTTGAGTCCATGTAGATCCAGAACGTGTGAATATATACGCTGACCCCGAATTAGTACTCGGGGCATTATCTAAGTTAGCACCAACTATTGCGGTATTGCCATCTGATGAAATAGCAACTGACCACCCAAACTGATCACTATCAGCGCCGACAGCGCCGTCCAAAGCGGTTAGTTTTATTTCCAAAACAGGATCTAGTTCAATAACAAAAGATTCAGAATAAGTTTGGCCGTCTGAATCAGTAGCGCGAATAGTTATCGTGTATTGGCCTGCGGACGGATAAGAAGCAATTGATAGCTCTCCGGTCGATGAGTTAATGTTAAAGTAATTATTGGGATTGCTGGTCAAATCCCAAGCGATAATATCATTGGGTAGATTAGAGTCAACTGCGGTTGCCGTGCCAATTATCTGACCAACACCCCTAACTGATAAACCAATTTTATTATTACTTAAATTAATATCAGTAGGCGGTTGATTTCCGTTAAAAACCAAAATAGTGAATGTTTCGCTGGTCTTAGACCCAGAAAAACGAATAGCAGTAATTTCTACAGGTATTGAATTGCGCAACGCATGATCTAAAATAGTATTAACTAAAACATTACCATCTGTAGTAATAGCAAAAGAACCAGTGGGATCATTTAATTCGAAATTAAATGTTTCAGTTGAATTAATAACTGTTGCTATTCCCACCACCTGACCTATAGATGCGTTATCACCTATTTGGGTATTATCAAGTTCTATATCTGCTATGAACTCATCAATTATAGTTTTGACATTAAACCCAACACTACCTTTAAACCCAACACCACCTTTTGCTATTAACCCCATGTTATTCCTTAATTTTAATAATTGATTGTCATTATTTATTATTATTATTTATTATTTATTGGGGGTCAAATTAAAATTATTTAATTTTTTTTAATTATTTTTCTCAATAAATTAAGTGCTGTTTCACGTCCGCGCTTGTTGATAATAAACCGCCATGAAGCATTTGATGTTTCTAATTTTCCAAGTGTTCGGTTAAGATCATAATCAGTGTCATGATATTGAGCTAAAATTTCTGTGGGGTTTATTGACGTATCCACTACTAAGTCGATGCCCATATGCCCAGGCAAAGTAGTTTCAGTAATATTAATAATTTCAAAATATCGCATTATACTTCATCTAAAAATTGATCAATCATTATTGCTATATCATCTCGACCATGCATATCTGCCAAATCACTTATATATCTAAGAGCTATGGGATTTTGATCTTGTATAGTATCATTATCTGCCAAAATTGCTTGAGCTTGTTGCCCTACAGCCCACCCAAATTTACTGGAAACTAAGTTAACAAAGTCTTCATCAGAAAGATGATCGCTCATATCTGGTTCCATATCTCCATCCGGAACTTCAAATGGTATTCCCAAGTAATCAGCCAAATCTTCTGCTAGATCATATTCCCGGCGTTGTTTAGCAACATCAAATATTAATTTAAGTGCATTTGGGTTTTGGTTGTCAAACCCATCACCATTAAGGATTGCGGTGGCTTGTTCAGCTACCGCCCATCCAAATTGTGATCTAATATCAGCTAAGAATGTTTCTCTATTTCTTACCATTATTATTATTCCAAAATATCAAGTTCATCTATGTGGAAAGTTTGTGTATCAATAACATCATTTAGTTTAACTGTGTAAAATTCACCTTCTTTTACAACAACTTCACCGGTTAAATCTTTGAACAATCCTTCTACTACAACCCTAACATATGATTTTGCGGGCGCTTCATTAACTGTTTCTTCAGCAGGATTTAATGTTCTTAATATAGCGCCGCCCAATTCTAATTCATTCTTTTCTAAAGCATAATCACTTATAGTTTCAAGTATATTTCTCTTTATTTTTGCAAAAGATTTACCTTCTAGAATAAACTTGGTTGCTCTACCTGCTTGATCACCCTTTTCTTTTGTAATAGCTTCAACAAACATTGCTTTGTTTTTTACTCTGCCAGAAAATACTGCCTTTTGATCGGATTCTTTAATACCATATTTTTTAGCCATTGCAGCATACTTGTCTTCTGGTTCTGCCATTTGTGCGGCGGCTCGAACATAATCCAATGCTTCTTTATTTGCAGGAATATTAACAACCGCTAGTGCTTCTTTTGGTGTTTTTCCCTTTGCTACCAATTTTCTAGCTTTGTCTAATGCAAATTGTCTTGAACTACCAATTCTATCCATTTGTTTAGCCATTTTGTCACTTGAACTCATAGCAGAAGTAGCTTTTCTGCCATCTTTTGCTTCCATCATTTTGTTGTGCATAGCTTCGCCCAATCCGTCATCATTGCCGTAATGTTTTTCATGTAGTCTATAAGCTAATTTCTTTAAAGCACTAACTATTTTCTTAACAGATTCATTTCTACCGTCATATGTAACAACACTTAAAGCCAAATCCATTTTATTTTCGGGATCTCTATGGCTCATTGGATCTTCAGCGTCGCTTGACAAGTGGCTCAACACATTGCCTAAACTCTTTTTGCTTTCCATATCAATATCATATTTGTTGATAGCATCGGCAATTTTTCTAGCATAATCACCAAGAGAAGAATCAAAACGTGTTAATCTAGAAATATTTGCATCCAAGTTAACAGAAGCCCAATCATATGATTCGTGTAAGTTCATTGCATGGGCTACGTTTCTAGTTACTGTTTTATCCCAAGTGGATTCTATGACTTTAACCAATCTTCTCTTTTGTGATTCTGAAAGATACTTAGTTAATTTCTTAATCTTTGATTCATCTTCATTGAAATGAACTACTTTGGTAGCTAGACCAAAAAACTTTTCCTGATCTTCAACTAAATTTTTGGCTTTAGTTCTTCTAGTTTCTTTTATTTCTTTTACTTTCTTTGCAAGTTCTGTTTTCTTTTCATTTAATTTTTTAGCGCGTTCTTCATTCATTATTGTGTTTACATCAAACTTTTTAAACCATTCAGTTAACCCTGATATACTTTCATTATTAATGGATTCGTATTGCGCTTTGTTAACACCAACCATTTTGGCCACTGCATCGGCCAAATTTTCGATATATTTGAAAGTTGCATTACCTTGCGGCATAGTAGTATTCTGTCCGCCAACCAAATACATATAGTGATCACTTAATCTTGAAATAATGTTGCCCAAAATAGCATCATCACTGGGGTTTAAATACTGAGAAATGGTCGCATAATAATCGGCTTTCTTTTGATATGCTGCTACTTCCGGATCACTGCTTAATTCTTTTTGAGGAATTGCTTGTTTTGCTCCCGGAAAACGAGTAATTTCTCGTTCAGCCAATCTCTTGGCTTGTTTCAAGAAATCTTCATTTCTAATTTCTTCGCCTTCGGGACCATATGACCTATCTGTATCATCACTAGAAAATGCGTCTAATTTTTCTAAAATTTCTGCCCACTTTTGAATTTGCGGAGTTACTTCAAAATCAACGCCTTTTTTTGGTCTTGCTTCATCTAGTGATAAATTAGCAACATTTTCAATTATTTTTCTCATTTTTAAATCCTCTGGATCAATTTTTAATTGACTATATAAATTTTCTATTTTTAAAGATACATTATCTTCATTTAAGACATTAGTAATATTATTTACTGTATTTATTGTTTCCTCATACAGGGTTTTACTATTTATCCCATGAATAATTTTACTTATTTCATTTATCTTTTCCCAAGCATTAACCATAACATCTTTAGTAAATTTAGTTTGTTCTGTTAGAGTTTTTGAAAATTTAAATAATGTTCGTAAATCAACATATTGTTCAGTAAGTTTTTTAAGCTTTGCACCTGTATCATCATAAAGAGTACCGCCTTCGGAAACATATTTGGCAATAGCTCTATTGCCCGATAACCAATTTGTGGGCAATTTAAATCTTTGACCCACTGCATCTTCAATAAATGTTTGTGCAATTCTACGTGATCTTGCTCCTCGAATTTCTTCATTTATTCGGTCGCTATGTCGTAAAATTAATTTTATTTCTCCTATTTTTTGGTAACTGGATTTGGATGAACCAAACAGTGAACTTTCACTCAAATGTGCGAAATCTTTAGGGGATAATTTTTTACCAAATTTCTTTAATGAATAATCCATATTATAGTGTCTCGCTGTTTGCCTAATCATATCTATAGTTTTTTTATTTTCGGTTACATCCGCACTTGAACTAATATAAACTTTAATGTTGCCAGAATCATCCCCGTCAACCATTATCATCATATTCGATGGTTCTGTAAAAAATCTAGTTGCTGTTTCCGAATCATAGATACGAGTACCTTCAGAATCAAACATATATAGAGTTTGACCAGAACCTTTTAGTATGTCAAAAATTCGTTGAGTAGCTTTTGATAAAATAATAGGCATTTTTTTCCTTAACAGTTTTAATTATTTATCATTTAAAAGATAATTGGCATTGGTGCTTGAAAATCATCATCGTAATCTAGCGTTTCCTTTAATTTATCATCAAAATCCGGGTCATAATTGCTCAACATAACAACCATTCTAATACATAACAACGTAGCAGATATAATATCATCATTATACCCGTATTTAGCCGCGAAGCCAGGGCCACTTCTAACAAATCCCTTAAGTTCGGAAATAAGAGCTTTTGACAGAATAGTTAATCTGTTTGTTTCAACCAAACTCTTAAATTTCATTGAAGCGGCAATTTTACTTTTATTAGTGGTGGTCATACCTTTGCGCATTCTACGCCCCATTCCCGCTCGCTTGGGTTCGTGCATAAAAGTACCAGCAAAATTTTCTTCATCAGTATCACTAACCACTTGTAGAGCAGCTTCGCCCACTGTATTATTTTCAATTGTCCAATATATTTCTGTATCACCCTGCTGTTGTCCACTTGAAACCATTGAATCCTGTATTCTTTTTAATATTCTCTGTAATACTTTTACTTGACCCCTAGTATCAATATTGTTAGCTTTCCATTCAGCAACTTGAACCATTTCCGGCATTTGAAATACTTGAATAGCTGCAAAATCACCGCCAGTGCCCACAGCGGGATCATACCCCACAACATAAGTTTTATTGGGTATGGGTTGAGTATACCATCTAACTCCGTCATCAATTAAATACGGATCAACGCCCGATAAATTGGACAATCTAAGTGGATGAATTAGCGTTTCATCTGCTTGAATAAACTTGCAAGCGAATTCTCTCTCGAATTGTGAGAGTCCAACTTTTTGCATTTGGCTTTCAGCCCACGCATCATCGCGGTCAGGATGAGCGTCCCAAGTTACTTTTATAGCTTTAAATCCATTGATACCCACACTGCCTACTCGTTCCAAACCATTTTCATCAATAGTATTTTCGGCACCAAACCAAATCTTAGCGAATTGATCTTCATCTGAGTTGGGAGTAGAAGTGATAATACAGTCACCGCCAGTAGAAAGGGTGGGCTGAATAGCAGTCCAAAATTCTTCCGCAATCTTTGGTCTAACGAACGCAAATTCGTCCAAATATAATAGAGAAATACTTAGACCACGGCCAGCGTCGGGAGTGGTAGCTCGTGAAATAATTCTACTACCATTATCAAATTCAATACTTCCCTTGTTATATGTTACAGCGCCAGCTTTTAGCCATTCCGGAAGTTCTTCATATGTGTATCGTATTCTCTGCATAATTTCTAGAGCAGATACGTTTTTGTTGGCGGCAATTAGAATAGTTTGATCGGGGCGAAATATTGCTCGCCAAACGATATATGCTGCGGCGGTAGTAGTATTATGGCTTAAAATTCCATTTGCATAATACCAATGTTTGGGATGATTTATTTCAACATCATACATATGTGTTCTAAAATTTAGATTACGAACACTTATGACTCGTTCGGGACCTTTTTCTGTATGAAGAGTAGTGTTGTATGGGATACAATCCTTTAAATAGATTGTTTCGCCATTTTCCTGATAGAATAAATGTTTATCAGCACCATATATAGTTCTTGTATTTGTTTTTAATTCCCAACATTCATATGGCACAGTTCTAAATGCATTTACGCCCATCGCAAAATCTGAATGAAATAGCACAGAATTAGTATGTGTAAATTTTTTTACATCATCTAACGGAATTTCATGCTTAATTCTATGATTTTTATCTATTATCCAAAGAATTGCTTTAATAATAACTATACATAATTTTTTAATCATACAGTTATTTATTATGGATGATTTATGACCTTAGTTTTTCCAGCATTTTAAATCTATGATCCCAATATTTGTCATGATCGGAACAGTCTATGTGTTCGTTTAAAGTCCAATCATGATGTGGTTTTCTAGTATTTTCCGGAGGAAGCTTATCAAATAATTTAAATTCATTTCTAGTCAAATAACAATCGCACAATAATTCAAAATTAAAAGCAAAAAAGATCCATTGCTCTGTATGATGTGATCCATCCCACGTTTTTTGGGGGTCTGAATAATACTTATATGTATAACTTCTATCAATTAGGGAATATATTACGTCGCCTGATAATTTTCTATCACAAAATCTCTTAAATTTTACAAAATCAAAAGTTTTGTTTCTATATTCAACTTCATCATAAGTAGCAAAATATAATGCATGAGGATATAAATGACTCCATGTAGTATATCTTATACCTGCTTCTTGATCATAGACGGCACGTTCTTCTATAATCCATTTATTGTTTTTTATTTTTTCATATTCATACAACATGGGTGCCTCATTAATATTTTAATAGTAATTTAGCATTTGATCGGGGATAATCAATATGAATTTTATGTGTTTAGTTTCATTTAATCGAATACCACATAGATAGGTTAGATAGTTAGTATCAGTATCATTTATCCATAATGATTCACAATTTAATCTATCTGTATAATACACCCCCAATACAAATGAAATTAATAATATCAAAATTATTATTGATATGTATCCTATTACATCTACTACTATATTCATTTTCTAATCTCTCTTATATATTACCATAACAAATAGCACTTAAAATTACTAATATCAAAGAAAATTTCATCAAAAGATTTTCTAGATATTTATTTATCTTTCTTTCATTCAGTTAGTATTTTAATCTTATATGTATTATGTCTGTCTGTTTCACATATTAATTTAATTTGTTCTTCTTCAGGAATATCTTTTACTGTTTTAAATGATATACCATTTAATGAAACTATTGGTAAATTTACACCATTTGCTTGAAGTGTCATTCCTGTTCGATTTTCATCTATTTTTCTTAATATTAAATTATATGGTTGTTCTGGTGTAGGGTCACATTCTCCCAAAGGGCTTGCTGATAATTCCTTATCAAATATTTTATCTATTGGTAGTTTTGGTTTGTTTGGATCTATTATTTGTTCTGATTTATCGAATACAAATTCCACTGGTTGCATTGCTAAAGCCATTCTACCAAATGCTTCGCCTATTTTTTGAGCAGGGTTATCTGTTGACGTATTATTGTCTGCAATTGCCGGAGTAGCCAAACAAAAGAAGACCAAGCTGGCGCTACGTAATATATTCATTTTATCTATCTCCCTTAAAAATTATCACAACAAATAGCAGTTAAACTTATCAATATCAAGAGAAATTTTATCAAAAATATATAAACCGATGAACAAGGATCCTATTACGATTAGTTCATACGATATATTTTTTCAACGGATGCCACCCATTATATTTTGCTGCATCGAATGTATCCAATATTTCCATTGATTTTGCATCAGCTTTGCATTTTAAAAACATGATATTAGTTTCTATTGGGGTACTTTCAAAATATGAAACTACCAAAATACCATCTAAATTTTTATTAATAATACGATACGAACTATTTATAAAACCATAGGGTTTTAAACTTTCAGTTTCTGATATTTCCTCAATGGTCAAAAATGACCGATATTCATCAACTTCGATCATATGTAGATTATGAATAATACAATATTTTATCTTATGACAAGTATTAAAGTAGGGATATTTACTCAAATTAATAGAAACATTTAATAGATCTATTGATGTCAATAATTTATCTAACCAACCAATTATATTGTTGTTGGGCAAGCAGTCCTTAAAATCCTTATATCTTTCCTTTAAACGTAATATTTCTTTATACAATTTAAGTTTATTATTATAATTATAATTTGTTATATCACCATAAATTATTTTATAAATAAGGTTATCTATACGTTGTAAATATAAATATAATGGATTATCATTAATAAAATTTTTAACCCCATCATTATCTAATGCATTAATATTATCAAAAGTTATACCCAATGGTATACATTCAAACTGATACACTTTGTCCACCCAAAAACTCCAAGCATTCTTTGACCATTTTATCTGGATTATCTTTATAATCCCTTTCCCAAACTATTTTAACTGAATAACCTGCCGATTCCAAATCTTTTATTTTCTGAGCGTCATATTCTCTTTTATCTGCGACAGTCATTACCGTACCATTTTTATTCTTTTTAATAATATGACTAT